TACCGCACGCACCCAGGCGCAGGATTTTGAAATGGGGAAACCCGGCATCGCATTGAATGATGTGATGGTCGATCTGCAGAAATCATCAATCTCAATGCAGATGGGAATTCAGGTCAGGAACAAACTGGTGTCGGCGTACAGCGAAATCATGAATATGCAGGTTTAGGCGGGTAACTGTCTGAAGCTGTTAAGGTTTATCATACTGTCACTTTAGTGGAGCACGTATGTAGCACAAGATCGCTCATTTTTGCGTTGATGAGTGATAGCTGGTCGGTATTGTTCTCTGACATCCAGGCGCCATAAACCCGGTACACCATCTGCGCATCGGAGTGACCCATTTGCGATGCAACGTAGTTCGGGTTTGCGCCTGCTGAAAGCGCCCAGCATGCGAACGTATGGCGGGACTGATAGGCTTTCCGGTGCCGCAGGCCTGCACGCCTCAGTGCGCCGGTCCATATCTGCCCGAGAGACTCTGTTGAGTAATAGGCTCCCGACCTGCCGTTGACTGCGTTAACGCTGGGATTGAACACGAATGTCTTCTGTTCCTCAATTCGCTCGCCATACTCCCTGGTATGAAAGGTGAATGAGGTCTGAGGATACATTCGGGTCAGTTCCCTTTGATCGCGCAGAATATCGACAGCTGCATCCATCAGGCATATGACACGGTTTCCGGCTTCCGTCTTAGGTGGAGTGAATAAACCCTGCGGTGTCAGGTTACGGCTGACTGTCAGCTTTTTGGCTTCAAGATCAACATCCTCCCAGGCGAGCGCGCATATTTCTCCGTGGCGCAATCCTGTCAGTATGGCGAGTGACCACATATTTGCCGTCTGTCGTGTAGAACATGCGGCAATGAGGCGAGGGTACTCTTCACGCGTAATCGGATCCGGCCGTTTAATGGACTTCTTCAGAGGCTTGATGCCAGTCATCGGGTTTGCCTCTATATACCCGTTGCCATGAGCAAAGGCGAAGATCGCTTTCAGGTCTGCCATGCTGGAGTTAACCGTGGCTGCCGTCCTCCCTTTCTTTTCTATATTCATCTTCCTGCCGGTAAAGTAGCTGCCATTCAGAAGCTCAATACGGAGATTGAGGATATCTTTCTGCATGACTGACCGGATAACGCCGATCACTTCTGGCAGACCAATATCCTCAGCCCTGCAAAACTCCGCGCCAAGTGGGACACACTCCGTGCGCAGATGAGCCAGCCAGGGCGTAACCGGCAGTCAGTGCCTCAGCAACCCGCTCAGCACTGGAACAGCCGCGAAGCCTGGGAGAATGAATTCCTATGAGAAATCTCGTATCAGCAATTCAGAACCGTGATGCAGGCGCACTGGCTCGCATTGCAGGGGATGGGCTGCGCCCGGCTGAGCGCGGAGTGCATGAGGACGTTGAACTCATGGTAGACGCTCTTTTTTCGAACCTGAAGCAGGTGTTACCGGCATCGGTCAGCACCGCCTGGCGCAACCCGAACGACGAAGCAGCAGCTAAGCGCCAGTGGGTCGCCGCGTTTGCTGAGAACGGCATTCATAACAAACAGCAGCTATCGGCTGGCATGAAGCTGGCCCGCGCCAGTGGTTCGCCGTTCCTGCCCTCGTCCGGCCAGTTTATCGGGTGGTGCAAGCTGGGTGAGCATCGCGCAGCTGGCTTGCCAGCCGATGAGGAATTGTATGACATGTTCCGCCTGTATTGCCGGGACCGGGGCATGTACGACAGCAGCGAGGATTTCCCCTGGGAAAGCCCGGCCTGTTTCCACATGGTGACAGCGGTCTACAACCAGATGCGCTCATTCAACCTGACGGATTCTGAATGCCGCAAACGCCTTGGAGATGAGCTGCGCAAGATGTCCCGCCGCATTGAGGCTGGCGAAGTCATCCCGCCGCCGCGCAAACAGATTCCTCAACTTAACATTCCGACCGGTAACGAAAAGGCATTGGACCACCTCGCCGACATTCGCCGCCGCTTTGGCCTGAAAGGTGGCCGTCATGACTGAGGTGAACCGCATACGCTTTGAGCGACTGTATCGCAGCGTTCACGGTGACAAACACAACCTGACCCGATCACATCTTGGCTATCAGGATGCTGTGGTAGACCGGGCGTTTTTCTTCTGGCTTGAGGGCAGGGAGAGCGCAGCATGACACAGGTAACTCAACTGGTACTCACTCAGCCGCTGATGCTTCAGGCGCGCAATCTGCAGCTGGCGATCATCAACCTGGCTAAGAAGCGCGACCTGAAACCTGAGCAATTCCGCGCACACCTGAACGCTATCGACATGCTGGCACGTGAAGCACACGACCTGATTGTCGATGCTGAGTCCGAGCAGCAGTTGGATCATAAAATCGGAACGCAGCATGAGTAATTATCAGGGAAGTGTAATATCCACTCATGCCTGCTCTATAATAATTCAACTTACAAAGAGCAGGGATCTTTTCAAACAATCTCCACAAGCAATTTCAATCTGAGGTTTTAGCAATCAATAACAGAAAGGATGATAGAGTGAAGTTATCTTTTATTAAATCTTGTTTTATCATATTAAAGATCTCTTCGCGTGAGTGGAATTTACAGCCCATGATCCCTTCATTTATTTGTAGGGATAGGTGGCTTATATCATCTATTTCACAAAGGATTGCTTGGATGTTATCTGAGATTAATCCTGAGTCGGTCAATAGCTGCCCAAGTAAATAACTGTTAGAAGATTCTAAATTCAGTTCCTCTTTTAGTTCTCTTTCGCCGCCAGTTAAATGGGTTTCACCAAACTCAAGAAATCCGCGGGGAAATTCGTATAAAACCTCACCACTTCTAGAGTGTTGAATGATTGCATATTTATTTTTGAAGGAGGGGATTATTACAACACCACCATTTTTTTGATGCAGCTTAAGGTACTTCAGTTTATCAACTGAAACTGATAGCATATTGTTTTCGAAAATAACCTTATTCAAAATTGACAATCCAGGTTGGTTGGTTAGCAGAGCGGCGTATAATCTTGCGTGTATTATAGAGATAGTATAAGACATACGTACAATAGACCAATACCTTGACAGAAGCGGTCAAAAATTCATTGTTAACCTTAAGTAGTGAAAAAATCTCTTTGACAAGTATAGCAGTCGGGAATCCTGAGATTAAAATCATACAAAATATGACTCTATTTTCAATGCCTTTTAGCATCCCCTCAAAATCCATATTGCTATATTTTTGGTTCTGTGTCTCAAAGAAGTCTTTGATGCTTTGATTAACATCAGCAAAATCAAGCTTATCCCTTGCAAGTATTTTGTTAAGTGCTAGAGCTGAGTCGGTGTATTGCATTTGCCAAGAGCGCAACCCAGAGAGGGTTCTTATTGTCATTCCTCCAATCATACATATGACTAAATTTAAAAATATTGCTGAATATTGGCTAGATATCATTTTGCTGAATGATGTATATGAACCTATGTAAAACGACAAGATAACAAGATAGAAAGCGATGGTTTGATCTCTTTTAGAAGACTGCTCTTTTATGTGTTCATTACATCTTTCATAAACTGACATCAGAAAATCTTTTGATACTGACATTGGAGCTCCTGAAATGTATTTTAAAATGATTTTTTATAATATTATTGGTTGTATAGCGCAACGCTTAAATGTTTTTCGTAACCTTAAGTTAGGCAGCTGCCGATCATACCAGTAATGCTATGGAGATACCAAAAGAGGGCATCAGACTTCATAAGTCAAACTTCAGAGCCATCGGGCAACAGGTTCAATCCCTACTCGAGTCCGGCGACTGTTACCGGTTAATCCTCAAGCCGTGGAAAGAAAAGCGAAGCCTCAATCAGAACTCCCTCTCCCATATGTGGTACGGCGAAATCAGCGAATACCTGATTAAGTCCGGGCGCACTGACGCCACGGCAGAATGGGTAAAGCGGAATCTCAAGAAAACCTATCTGGGCAGTGAGCAGGTCGAATACACCGACTTTGTAACCGGCGAGAAGGTCAGCACATGGGAACCCCGGCACACTTCCAGTCTTGATACAGGAGATATGCATTTCTTCCTGAATCAGGTTGAGGGGTGGTGTGAGCAGTTCGGACTGGTGTTGACCATCCCCGCTGACTCCGAGTACCAGAAACTGAAGGACAAACAAGATGAGTAAATTAACCACTGCAATTCTGGACGTGCTTTCTGATGGCGAATGGCACACCTCAAAAGAAATCACTGACCGCGCCTGCGCAATAGCCTCAGCTAAGCGCAATAATGTTGCCGTCGCTCTGCACGAAATGACCGAAAGCAACAAGATTAAGCGTCAGCAGTTCGGCAGCACTGACCACGACTACCAGTACTGCATGGGAACGTTGAGCGTTGGCTTTGGCCGGAGCTGCAACATGGCGATGCTGGATAGCCTGCTCTCAACAGTAAGGGGGCGCCATGAAAACGTGGTTCACTCATGACCCTGTAGACACCGAAACCGCCGCTGAACTCCTTTCCCGCTATGCCTCCCGCAATATCAAAACTCAGAAGACACTCTCAGCAGACCCACGCCTGTGGCTGGTGAGCGCACTGCTGCCAGAGTTCCGGGAAGAGCCAAAGCCATCAAAGCAGTATCGAAACCCAATGTGGAGCTGAAGATGACAACGATAGAACGCTGCTGCCGCTGCCACACCATCCTCACCTCAGAAGACAAGTATCACTACGGGGCTAATTGCGAAACGTGCAACGAGGACTATCAGTATGCAGAGTACTTCGACTACTACCCAATCCGTTGCGCCTGGCGATACCTCCGCTATCAGGTGCGCTGGCTGTCCAGCATGGCTTACCACGGAGGAAGTTTATTGCTGTGCTGCCTGCGTAGAGTCATGGGTAGAAAACGATCCGAACGGACTGATGGGAGTGGACGATGAGAAAAGTCAGGCGAAGATGTAAGAACGTGGATTGTCGCGAATGGTTTCACCCGGGTTTCTCAAATCAAACGTGGTGCTCACCAGAATGCGGAACCGTAATAGCACTGGCAAAGAGAGAGAAGGACCGGCATAAGGCGATACAGGAAGCAGAACGACGGCGAAAAGATGAAGCTCAGCAGGAAAAGCGCCACACCAAAATCCGCAAGTTAGTAGTAAAACCCCTCAGTCACTTCCATAAGCAAGCTCAGTCAGCCTTCAACGAATATATCCGCACTCGCGATGCCGCCGATCCTTGCATCAGCTGCGGACGATTCCACGAAGGAAAATATGACGCCGGGCACTATCGAACTCGCGGCGCTTCACCGGCTACACGCTACGAAGAAACCAACTGCCATAAGCAATGCGTACCCTGCAATCAGCACCTTTCCGGCAACATCGAAAACTACACGCCAAACCTGATTAAGAAAATCGGGCAGGCTGCTTTCGATCGCCTTATGGGTCCGCCTGAGCAGACGAGGTGGACGCGGGAAGAGCTGCAGGAGCTGGCTGCACGCTATCGGCAGAAAACCAGAGAGCTAATCAAGCAGAGGAGTTAAACACCATGAGTCTTGAAGCAACAGTAAAATATCATTTCCCAAAAACAGCGAGCTTTGCTGGTCTGCCGCCTGCAACGGCTTCAGATGCACTAACAGGCACTGACTACATGGCTGCCATGGGAATGACTCAGAGCCGAGCGCCGCTTGGTTATGCTGCATTCATGGGTAAAGTTGGAGTGAGCGATAACGATGCCCGACGCGCCGTATCGTTATTAACTGAATATGCCTTGAGTACCTGCGATAAGGTTGCCGCCTTACGCAAGCTAGACCCTGATGTTAAACCAGCCGTGATGCAAACTCTCGCAACTTATGCGTACATGGATTATTGCCGCAGCGCTGCCAGCATCAAACCCTGCGAATGCTGCCAGGCGAAAGGGTTCATTGATGCTGACGTGTTCTCCATGAAGTCGCCGCTATCAGGGGGCTACGCCAGAAACGTAAAAGACACGATACGGGTACTGTGTAAGCAGTGCGGCGGAAAGGGCGTAGTGTCGTCGTCATGCCGTGACTGTAGCGGTCGAGGACGAGCGTTAGACCGTAAGCTGACTGAAGAGCAGGGCGTACCTGTAATGGGCGACTGTAAGCGTTGCTGTGGGCGTGG